CTTTAAAAGTCGGCTTGCCATTCCTTCGGTGATGTCAAAACAGTTTGAGCCAGATGAGTCGGTGAATTGGTTAGCAGCAGGAACGCCAGGAGGGCAACGCAATTTTCCAGCAGCGTCTTGCCAAAGGCCAAGGGCAGAAGCCGCTCTTGTTGCTATCTCTCCGCCAGGTACCAACTGACCAATCGTTCGTCCGAGAGACTTCGTATCAAACTCGCCAGTCCGTGGATTGCGCACAACATCTGAGTATGTGACGCTGACTCCGTTTTTCTTTTTCTCACTGGCCTGAAACATTCGGGCATTTGTTTGGTTTGGCTTTAGTTCCTTAATGGGGTCTATCCAACCAAAGTTTGGGTACTCGTCACTTCCAGTCCGTCCCCACTGGGCAATCCAGGGAATAAAAATCTGCCCTGTTTTCTTTTTTGCATTAGGGTCAAAAACAGCAAGACCAAATCTTTTGTTTGGCCCTTTGCCCTTCTTGCGCTTTTCTTTGTTGTCGGCTGATGGCGGCTTCTTGCCAGTATTTTTGCCTAGTGCTTTAACTGAAAGTTCGGCGTCAAAGGATTTTGAAACAATCTCTTTTTTGGATGCAAGGAATTCAAGAGCGCGTTCGTCTGCTGATTTTGGCGGTGCAAACTTCTTGCTTACAAGCATGCGTGTAAGGCGAAGTGATTTACCCGTCATGACGGGCTCCAATTTCTAGAATCTGTTTTTGATTCTTTTTAGAGGTTGTTATCTTCTTCGGCATTGAGCAATTCAAACTCAAGCAGTGATGCCATGAAACTGTTGTCAGCGACTTCAATGCTGTCGTCATCCTTCTTGCTCATTTCTGCGCCACCAGCAACCCAGTTCGCTGGAATCATGCTTTCAGCACCGAGTTCTTTTGCACGCTTCATGATGTGACGCTTTGCAGCATCCTTGTCCTTCGCGCGACCGTATGCGGAAATGGCATTTTGCAAATCGCTCTTGCTTGCGATTGGGTACGAACCATCTGGCAGTGCATTCCCCTCTTTTGCCATTGCAGTGCGCTGGTCTTCTGTGAATGCACGCTTGAGAGCAATCTCTGCTGCTTCTGCCTCAATGTCTTCTGCTTCTTCTGGCTCGTACTTGTCGTATCCAAGTACTTCACCGTCAAGAGCAACGAACACATCGTAAGACTTGCCATCAATGCCGTCAATTTCAACAGCGTATGCGTCGTAGCCTTCAAACACATCTGGCTCTACAGCAACTACGCTTCCCTCAATTGACTTGACCGCAATTTCTGCTGCTTCGTTGAAGTCAATGAGCATCATTTCATCAAGAAGTGACTTTTGCTCAAATGCGTCTTGGTCAAGTTTGTGCCAACCAAGAACTTCGCCGTTTGTTCCATCAACGAAAACTTCTACTGCACGACCGTCTTTTGCTTGAACATCAACGACAAACATGTCTGCTTCTGCCGAGTAGCCAGAATCAAGAACTTTTCCTTCAAACATGTCTTCTGCAAGACCTTCAACATGAAGCAGTCCTGGCATTCCCTTTTCGGAAACACAGCCACCTGGGCAGTCGTCGCACACGCCAGTTCCGCCTGGGTAAACCTTGCGGTCAACGGCGCAGAGGTATCCAGTGCGACCAACATCTGCGGACTTCATTCCCATTGAGGCAAGACGACGAGTGCGCATTTCTTCCATGTCGTTTGACGCTGGCATTTCCTCTTCGTCTTCTTCTTCCTCTTCTTCGTCTTCGTCCATCATCGCCATAGCAGGCTTCTTCTTTGGCGCTGGAGCAGGCATTTCCTCATCTGAAGAAATGTCCTCAGTCATTTCCTCTTCTGGCATTTCTTCTTCGTCTTCTTCCATCATTGCCTTCATTTGAACAGGCATTGCTCCGCACTTACCGCAAACTTTTGCGCCAGGGGTAAAACCGCATTCATCGGCACCAAGAGATTTAGCGCACTTGAGCACCGAACCGTCAGCATCAATCTTTACTACTGCTTTATCGCCGTACTCGCCCATTTTACTAACTCCTTAGAAGTGTTGCCGCAGAAAGAAACGAAGTCGCTGACGCGACAACATCACTAACCTCGTTATATGAAAATTTCTATTTGACAAATTATACTTCACCGCGTGTTATATGGCGGAACTATCGCTTTAATCGCGATTTCTTGTCAAACTAGTTTCTTTTCGGTTTTTCTGCTGATGGAGTTGCTTTTTCTATAAATGTAGACATTGACGACTGTGCAATCTTCTCCAGAAGTTCAGCGAAAATATCTCCTCGCGAACCGCCTTTTTCAATCTGTCGGTCAAGAACAGTCATTACAGCATCAAGGATTGAGTCCGCTTCGCTTTGAGTGACATTCAAGGTTCCAACATTGGTTCTGCGGGAGCCAGTTTTTCCAGACTCTTGACGCTTGAGAAGCGTGGACAGCCTAGTAAGAGCGTCAGATGTTGCCTTGTCTTTTGCTTCTCGTATTTCCTTTGGAAGCGAGTCTTCAATTTTCTTCCACCATGTGGCTTCAGCGATAATTTCCGTGCGTGGTTCAACTTTGCCCCTGTCGGAACGCAGTCCGCCTGGTGTCCTGTTCTGACGAACCATACCAGCACCAGAAGTCTTACGGCGTGAACGGGCATCCTGATATGAGCGAGCAAACTTGAGCGAGTTTTCAAACCTATTTGGTATGTCTGTTTCATCAAAACCACGAACGCGAGCAGATACCGCCCGCTCGGAGAGGTCTAGTTCTCCTTCGTCGCCCCTATCGGCCGACGATGCACGGCGTGCCAGCATCTTGTCCAAGGCCTCGTTGACGGTCGTGAAATAACTCCTAAACTTTCCAGCAGCGCTAGAAATCTTGTCTGGCTTTACTTCTTGACCCTCTTCCTCCGCCTTTGGCTTCTTTGGCTTTGGACCGTATGAAGTGTTCAGTTCTTTGAGGAGTTTTGCAATGGCGTCTTGCGCGTCATTTATGGCTTCTTTAGTTGCTCCATCACCAAGGGCATTGTCAATCTCGGAGAGGGTTCCGTCCACCAGTTCGGCGACATCGTTCTTTCCAGTCTCGTTAAGTTTGGCGTTAGTAGCGCGAAGGCGTTCGGTCAATTTGCCAATTACTCCAGCCTCGTAGGCATCAACTTCTTCTTTTTCGTCATCGGTCAGAGAAGCGTAATTTTTGCGCAATAGAGCCTGGTCTATGGTGAGGTCGTCATCACTTTGCGGTGATGCCTTTGGCTCTGGCTTTGCTTTTGGCTTCGCTTCTGGCTTTGGTTTTGGTGCTTCTTCTGGAGCAGATGCTGCGCGTCCAGCCGCACGCTGACGAGCCTGAGTCCTTCGGTCACGCCTGTCCATTTCTTCGTACACCTGTGCAAGAAGTCTGTCTCTGTCTCGTGTGGCCAAATTGGCGGTAGACGAGGATGTGGCAAGCCAATTTTCTTTATCTTCAAGGGACATTAAATCCCAACCTTCTGGCTTCACTTTCTCAAACGAGTACCCAGCGAAGTTCTGCTGTCCCTCTTTCTTTGGAGCCGCAGCACCAGTCGGCCTACCAGCGCGACTACGGGCATTATTCTGTCCAAACGCACCAGTGGTTTTCATTTCGTTCAATGCGTCTTCAAGGAATTTGTCAACAGCCTCGCCGTTTGACTTTCGCTTGCTTATTTCTTCAAGCGCTGAATCAAGCATGCTTGGTGAAATGTTTGGGTCGCCAATGTATTTGCGACGCTCAATCTCGTCAAGAAGGTTCTTCAATGGTCCTTCTGATTCGCTTCCAGAAAGTTTTTTAATTCCATCAAGCATTTTTGTTGCTTGCGTGCGAGTGAGGCGAACATTTAACTTCGGTTCAGCCGTTGGAACGGTATTTGCCCTTCTGGATTGAAGTCCAGTTGTCATCGCTGGCTTTGCTGGGGCTGGCATTTCACGCCAAGTTCCATCAAAAATCATGCCGTCGCCATCAACATCGCGACGCTTTTTCGGGTCCAGGACTCCGTCTATCTGGGTGAGAGCGCGCGTTGCGCGCCTACCTTTTTTTGGACCACCAGGCCCTATTCTGCGCCCGATACGCCCAAACAAAGACTTTGTTGCAGTCTCAATTGCCTGGTATGCGTCAAGGTCAATGTCCGATGTGATTAAGATTCCGTTTTCCGTGACAAGCGTTTCAACTTGGTGGTATTCAAAAACTGGGTCAAGGAGTTGCTTTGCTTCAAAAGCGTGCTCTGGGGCGCATTCAATTAGAAGTTCAGACTTTTCAGTTGTCTCAACACCAATGATTTCCTGAAGGGTCCGCACTACTGAATTAAGTTTTTCAATTGCATCCGACTTAATTGACATCTTTTCATCGCTATCAATCTTTTCAAGCAACATATCAATTTCTTCTTCAAGTGATTTCTCGGTGCCCTTTGGTCGTACTGCCCCAAAGACCAAACTTGCATCTCCTGTTGGAGGTGGTGACGCATACTGCATCGCTGGGGACGGGATATTTGGCTTTCCGCTGATTCCAGGAATTGCAGTTGGGCCAGAAAGATTTGGCTTTGGTCCAACGCTTGGAATTACGGAAACTGGCTTCTGACCCATTGGCTCTGGCTTGCCGAACATGAACTGCTCGCCGTCAAAGTAGTAACTGAGTCTAAATAATCCACGACCTGGCTTCATGAAAACAACAGATGATTCAGTTGCTTTAAGAACATGAATTGGTCCACCAGTTCGGCTCACCAGTTCTTGCTGAAGTCCTGCACGACGGTCATCTGATAGAGGTTGCGCAATACCCATTGCGAATGGGTCGCGAGGCTCTTGTGGACCTTCGTCTTCTGGTCGTGCAATAACAATCGTGCTAGGCATTCCCATGCCGCCCATCATGTGCATCTTCTCTTCGTCGCTCTTAACGGAGATTGTTCCAGTCAACTGGTTTGCACCGTGAAGAACTGGCGAAACCTCGTAAAGTTCAACCTCTCTTAGGAGGTTTGCTTGGCGCGTGTTGTCAAAAATTGCATCAAGCGTTTTGTATCCAATTGACCACTCTTGTTCAACTCCGAAAAAAGCAACATTGGCAAATGCCTCTCGTCCTTTTTCTGAGTTGAGATTGAATTGTACTTTTGCGAACAAGCCACCAATTCCAGCCATCTTCATTTTTGCTGGAAGGCGCGGGTCGCTAGGTGGAACTTCGTAAATTTCTAGAACCTTACCGATTGGGTCATTCCAGTTGTGGCCCCAGACAACACGAGGCTTGCGACGCATAAGGCTCTTTGAAAATGCTCCTGAAAGAACAATGTCACCAACGGAGTCTTTATTGCCAATTCCAGCGACGAAACATTCAACAATGCCTTCTGCTTGGTCAATGTTCACCTGACCAGAGTTTGCTTTGAATTGAATTTCGTTGTACATGATGCCGTCCTTGCGTACTAACGATAATAAACGACAGATGCCACCAATTGCAGCAAGTATTTCTTATAGTTTCAGTAAACTATATTAATTACTGAAATTAACTTGCAAATCCCCATGCGCGTCGTGCTTCTGCACTTGAAAGTTCGTATTTCGTTTTAGCCAATAGGTTTGTGAAAATACCTACGCACGAAGCCCTAAACACTGTGCTTCTGTTGTCTTCGTTGGGAACTGGAAGTGCCGCCATGTACGCAGATACGAGTTGTTCGTGAGTATCAGCGTTGACTTTTTTGAATCTAGATATGTGTGAATCAATCTGGGAAATGACATCAACCTTGTTGAGTGATTTCTTTGATGTCTCTTGAGAGTCTTGGATGATTGTTGCAATTACTGGACGAATATCTTCTTCCATCTGCTTATCCCATGTCTCAACAGAGAAGATTGCCTCAATATCCAGAGTTCCAGCGGCAAGAGCCTTCTTTGACTTCATGCCGTTAACTTTTTCCATTGTCACTCGCTGCTGGCGCTCAATCACTCGCTCAAAACTGCGGCCAAGGATTTCTTTCCAGCGCTCAAGTTCAAGATTTTCCTGTTTTGTCTCAATTCCACCAAACGGTTCAGCCGATGCGACCGCGCCTGGTGGCGGAGCCATTCCTGTCTCTGGAGCCGCTCCCGCTGGGGCGCCTTGTGCTGCTGCGAGAGAACCAGCCATGGTATTAGGGTCAAGAGGGCTTGCCATGCTTCCATCTGGTGCAACTTCAATTCCTGGAGCGCCTGGTGCCCCTGGTGGCATTCCTGGCATTTCTGGTGGCATCCCTGGAGCGCCTGGTGGCATTCCTGGCATTCCTGGCATTGCACCTTGTGCGGCTTGTTCCATCTCTTTTTCGGTGTTGGCAATTGGCGTAAGGTTGGGATTCATCAACAGAGAATCAGCCAAGTCACTCTTAACGGTCTTGCGACCAGTTGAGCCGCGATACTCATTCGCGCTCAATAGACCAGCATTGAATTCGTCAAGGTGATAGCGCGAGCGTTCTTGTTTGTAAAGAATCAAAATTGGAACATTTGATGTATCAAAGTCAACATAGTTCACTTCATCTAATTCGTCCAAAGCACGACCGAGCAGGTCAAGGTGCGGGAGCATGGTCTCGTTCCAGAAAACACGATGTTCTTCTGCTGCGTTGCTGAAGGTTCTGCCAGAAGCATTTCCAATTACTGACTCTGGGACACCAAACGCTGCAAGAATTTCTTCTTTTTGAATTTGTCGCATTTGAACATAAGCGGCATCTCGTGGGTTGGCTGATGTATCAACATAGTCAACACCATCGTCTGCGGAAATAACAGTCGTTGAGCCAACTCTCGTCAAGTTGCCTCTGAATCTATTGCGCAATTCATCTTTATCGTCGTCGTCAATTTCGCCCTTAACGACAAGGATTCCGCCAGGACGACCATCATTCAAGAGGTAGTTCCTGTTATAAACTTTCGCCAAGTTCTCAATCTCAATCGCTACGCCAGCAGATTCCATTGGTGTTAGCGACAGGTATGGGTCAAGCGGGTGCGGACGACGAACCCAACATACATCTTCTGGCTTGAGGATTATCTTGTCGCCTTGAGGCATCGCTACTTCGTAACCAGAAACGAATCTGCGTGGGCATGGAATCGGTGATGTGTGTTGCGGTGGAAGCAGGTTGAGTCCAATGATTCGTCCATCGCGTCCTCTTACCTTTTCAATAAATGCACCGCGCGTGCTGAGCATCAATTGTGAAGAGAGTCTGTATCGGAAAATAAATGAGTTTTCACCGATGTTTGACTTTGTATTCAAGATTTCAAGGAGTGGAGAGCGAAGCGCACGGCGACCTGTAAGGATTTCACCGTCCCTAGAGTTGTCTTTTCGCAAGATGATTGGAAGTCGCGCCTGGTTTCCAGCAATAGCGTCAATACACCTTGAAACCCAAGTGACCTTCTGCATACCTTCGCGGTATGCACGCTCAATGTCCCACATGTCGTGGTAAGCATTGCCAGCAAGGCCAGGGTTCATTGCTATGGGTGCGCCAGGACCTAGAGCCTTGCCACTGGGCGCGGACGCGCCCTTATTAGATGTTGATGAGTTCCACGCCATAATTCTTACTCAGCGCCCAATATGTATCCGAATATGCCGCATGTCAAACCTGCTACCAGGAATCCGATTGGTGGTGCTATGAGAAATCCTCCAATCGCTGTAAATAGTATAAATGATGCCATCAGTAAATTCGCGAAGGTTGGTCTAGTGAACTTTGAACCAATTGCCTTGAATATTTTTTTCATCGTGTACAACCTAGCGCACAATTGTGACATACGATAGAACTTGTTGGAGACGAATGTGACTAATTGGGCGAAAGTTTTAGAGTATTTGCAGCCGAAGGAGCCCCTCTATGTACCAGAGGCTCCGTCAATAAATCAACGAGTTTTTCTAAGAACTTACTCACTTGAGGCACTGTTTGGTGGTGCCGCTGGTGGTGGAAAGTCATCTGCTCTTCTCATGTCTGCACTCCAGTATGTAGATGTTCCTAATTATTCTGCGATTCTCTTCCGTCGCACATTCGCTGACTTATCGCTCCCTGGAGCGCTCATGGACCGCTTTAAGACATGGGTGAGTCCACACGACGACATCCACTGGAATAACAACAGTTTCGTCGCGACCTTCCCTTCTGGAGCCAGAATTTCGTTTGGTTATCTGAATAACACTGGCGACTATCTCCGTTACAAGGGCTCCGAGTTCCAATTCATCGGAATGGATGAGGTTACGGAAATACGAGAAAACGACTACAGGTACATGTTCTCCCGTCTCCGCCGCCCGAACAGTGGCCCATTATCCGAGGTTCCACTGCGAATGAGGTGCGCATCTAACCCTGCCCCAAACTGGGTGCGTCAAAGATTTATTGTTGAGGGACAAGAAAAAGGGCGAATCTTTGTTCCGTCGCGACTGACCGACAACCCTGGAATTGACGCTATTTCATACCGTCAGGCTCTATCAGCCCTTGACCCTGTTGAACGACGCCGTCTTGAAGAGGGTGACTGGTGGTCAACGACCCTCGGAAGCATGTTTGAGCGAACATCAATAGTTATTATTGATAATGAAGAAATACCGCCAATCACATCTTCGGCAAGAGTCGTGAGATTCTGGGACCTTGCAGCAACAGAGCCAAATGCCGCCACGCCAGACCCAGACTGGACGGTCGGAACATTGATGATGTTTGACCAAGGAATTGCATACATCCTTGATGTCAAGAAAGCCCGTGTCAAAAACGAAAAGGTTGAGCAGTTCATTGCTCAGACCGCCTATGAGGATGGGAAATTAGTGCCAATCCGAATGGAGCAGGAGCCAGGCTCATCTGGCAAAGCCCTCATGGACCAGTACGCCAGATATGTGGTTCCAGGCTACGACTTCGGTGCGGTTCGCTCCACAGGCGACAAGGTGACTAGGGCTAGACCTTTTGCAGCAGCCGTTGCTAACGGAAATGTCAGGGTTGTGCGTGGAGCATGGCTAAGCGACTGGATGGACGAATTGTCCTCATTCCCAGAATCCACCAACCACGACGACCAAGTTGACTCCGCCGTGGGAGCATTTACACATTTGACAGGATTGGGGTTGCCGCAGAGGAAAAGAGTCAGTATCGTCGTCTAGGTAATTATTACTAATACCTTAAGCGAGGACATATATGACTATCAAATCACTGGAGGATTTTGCTTCGGCATTATCCAACTTGAACAAAGAACTCACTGAGTACATTGACTCAAACCCAGACATTGACGAAGCGGCAGAGGGTCTTGCAAAATTGAACTTTGCAAAGCGTGAACTTTCTGTTATCTACGATTCGTTTGCGCACGGTGTTGGAAACCTCATGGGTTCTAGCGGAATGATTGAGACCGCAAGCGGAATCACAATTGAAAAGAAGACAGCCGCTGACAGAAAGAAGTGGCGTCACCCTGAACTCGCGACTCGCGTTGCTGAGCGACTTTCGGAAATGTCGGTTGACATGGATACTGGTGAAGTTGTCATGAGCGCACAGGACATGGTCGTCAAGTTGCTTGACTATGCAGCAGTTTCTTATTGGCGAGTTGGGAAACTCGGCGAAATTGGAGTTAACCCTGACTCGTACTGCGAACAGGGCGATTACAAAACCAGCATCATCATTAGAGAGGCAAAGTAATGAACGACATTTACCCACAACTCACAGAACCATTCCCACGGGAAATGGAAAAGATTCTCAACAAGGGTGGAACCGCTCTCACATACATTCCAGTCAGCGAAGTGATTACTCGTTTAAACAAAGTGCTTGGCGTGGACAAATGGTCATTCAAGATTGTTCGTTGTGAACGCGACGCATCAGACCCAGATTTCGTTGTTGCTCATGTTCGCCTTGAGTGGATTCCGACGGTGGGAGAAGACTTCAACATCGTTACTCGCGATGGATTTGGTGGACAGAAAATCAAGCGCACCAAGCAAGGCCAAATTGTTGACCTTGGCGATGAATTCAAGGGCGCAATATCTGACGCTCTCAAGAAAGCAGCACAAACGCTCGGCGTTGGTCTTTACCTTGCTCGTAGTGAAGATGCAATTGAGATTGAGCAAGTAATTGACGCATCAAATGTTCCGCTCTCAGAACACGAGCAACGATGGGAAGACTTCAAGGATGCTTCCAAGAAGTTGACGAAAGATGAGCGTGACAGGCTTGGCGAATACTGGAAGCAGGAGTATGGCGACAAGCCGAAGCCAACCAGTGCAAAAGATGCAACACAAGAAATTCTTGACTTCCTCTACACAAAATTAGCCCAAATCAAATTGAAGGGCGAAGTAGTTGAATCTGGAAAATAAAGACCTAAAACCACCACCGCATCTTTCTCCTTCCTCTTTGGCGACATTTGAGCAATGCCCGCTGAAGTTCAAGTACGGGAAGATAGACAACATTCCAGATGAATCTGGAAAAGAAGCATTGATGGGCAATTTTGTTCATGATGTTTTGGAGTTGTTCTACAAATTGCCACCTGCTGACAGAACGCTTCAAGCCGCTAGGTATTTAGCCGCTGAGTGTTGGAACAAGGAGTGGGGCGACAAGATTGCAGTTGTCGTTCGTCGTGCTGACGAAATAAAAAAGATTCGCTGGCAATCATGGTTTTGCATTGAGAATTTGTGGCTTATTGAAGACCCATCAAAAGTCGTTCCTGCTGGGATTGAGCACGAACTGAACGACTCTCTCGGTGGCGTAACGCTGAAAGGCTTCATTGACAGATTTAGCAACGACGCTGATGGCGGCTTGGTGATTTCTGATTATAAAACTGGCAGAACGCCAAATAAGAATTGGGTTTCTGGAAAGTTTGAACAGTTGCGAATTTACGCTGCCCTAATGAATCTGACTTCTTTGTTCAAGGCATCGCAACTTGAATTGCTATACCTAAAAGATGGTGTCAAATTCACTGAACAGGTAACGGATGAGTCGCTTAAAAACACGGTTGACAGGGTTGTTGGAATCAAAGAGAAAATTGATGAACGCTGTGTGAGCGGTTCTTTTGAACCAATAAAATCAAAACTGTGCGATTATTGTTCTTACAAATCAATTTGTCCAGCATGGAGTAGAAAGTAATTTATTTATGAGTTCATTGCTAAACGACGATGCATTTGCGCGCCTCGTGTCAGAGGATGTAAAGAATAAAATTTCTGCGCAACAACGAAAAATTTTGTTGGAGTCCAGAAATTGGGCCAGGTGGCAAAAGGCGCTCTTGCTTCTAATTGACAACTTGCAGTCTCAGATTGACGATATTGATTCTGATGCTGAAGCAGACAAGGAGCGGTACGAAGCACTCGGGGAAGATGGTGTTGTTTTGGCACAAGAAGCAGAACTTGCGTACTCCTTGCGCAGAACAAAAATTGAACGGTTTATGTTTCATGTCAATAGGCGACTTGACGAAGTCACAAAACTTATTGACACTGGAAGCGACGACCACATTCAAGCAATGGCTCAAAACGATGCTGCTCAAGCAGAATTCTTTCGCAAAGCAATCATGAAGCACAAAGACCTTTTGTACGAATATGACCTTGAAGAAACAGCAATAGACAGGGCGCTGTGGGACGCGCTTGATAATCGCTGGACATTTGAATCAATTGACGGAATCTAGTGATTAGGAAGCGAAGCAAAAAGAAGGAAGCGGAGTACGAACTTCGCCGACCACTAGTTAAGGCTTTGCTAGAAAAGTATCCATACTGTCAAGCATGTAAAGTGTTTGCTACATATGACGAAAAAACTTTGTTTAATCAAAATCGTTCTGTTGACATACATGAGTTAGTCCGCCGTTCACAAGGTGGTTCAATACTTGATGAAAATAATTTGCTTGCAGTTTGCAGACCCTGTCATAACAGGATAGGAAATTATCCACAACTTGCTTTTGATTTAGGACTTGCAAAGCACGGCTGGGAACGGTAGTAAACTTGTAATCCTTAGGACCGTTATAGGCGCAAGGACAGGGTAGGGAGACTTACCCTGTTCTTGCGTCTTTTATTTTTTACCCGTATTTATTGGGTTTGCGTAGTAGTCTCGTCTTATGAGCACTTTAAGATTTATGGGAATTGACCTGTCCCTTACATCAACTGGTGTTTGCGTTGGTGGCGAGTCTATGGCTATTGCCTCAAAGCAAAAAGGGACTGCAAGGCTGATTGAAATTTCTGAAAAGGTACTTGAACTCGCCATGTCGTCAAGGCCAACGGCAATCCTAATAGAGGGGTATTCTTTTGGCTCAAAGTTCAGCAGGGCTCATGCAATTGGCGAACTTGGCGGAGTGGTTAAATCCGTCTTGGTTAAAAATGGATTCCCAATTATTGATGTCCCCCCAACCTGCCGTGCCAAGTTTGCCACTGGAAAAGGCAATGCTGGGAAAAAGGAAGTTTTGTTTTCCGTGTTTGCAATATCTGGCATAAATTTTACTGGCCCATCCGCCGACGACATGTGTGATGCGTGGGTTCTGGAGCAAATGGTTTTGGCTCGGCTAGATGAATCTCCATATAAATGGTCGGATGAACAACTTTCAGCACTGACCAAGGTAGATTGGGAACCACTATTCAGTGCACTAGAAAAGGGTAAATAACATGGCTAGAAGTGGACCTATCAGTCAGGTAGAAATTGAAAACGAACTTCTTAGACTCATGGACATGCTTGAAGAAGAAACCGAAGCATTTGAAAAACTTGCAGAAGATGCAGCAAAAAAGGAAGCGCTTTATAACGCCAACTGGGCAAAAGAATACCTTTCAGCAAAGGGTTCAATCAAAGAGCGCGAAGCGTGGGCTGACTACAAGATGAGCGATTTTGATTATGACTACAAAATCGCCGAAGCACTCGTAAAAGCAAAACGAGAAAAACTCCTATCAGTGAGAACCTCAATGGACTCACTGCGAACACTTAACGCAAATGTGAGAGTACAGGTATGAAAAACGGAATTCACGAATCTCTTAAATCCCTGGCCGTTGACATCAATAGCCTTGAACAACTTGAGGGCAACCCGCGCAAAGGTGACATTGACGCAATTGCGGCTTCATATGAAGAATTTGGGCAGGTCAAGCCAATTGTTGCTCGTAAAAATGGCGATGGAACAATGACCGTTATTGCTGGCAACCATCAACTCCAAGCCGCAAAGCGTTTGGGTTGGGACAAGATTGCCTGCATCTTTCTTGAGGGTGACGATAAGCGCGCAATTGCTTATGCTCTTGCCGACAACAGAACAATGGAACTTGGTTACACAGATGATGACTTGCTCAACAATCTGCTCTCTACCGTCTCCGATGACTACATAACGCTGTGGGACAACCTTGGCTGGGACGAATTTGAGATTGCCGCAATTGATGAGCGAGCAACAATTCGCGAAGTTGAAAATGCAACTGGTGGTGCCTACATCGCGCCAACAATTGTTAATCCACTTACGACACAGCAGCAGGAAGAGTACAAAGAAGAATTGCGCTCACTGGTTGAGGTTGATGAAAATGAGGAATCAAAGATAGTCGCCAACCCAAATCACGACCAAAAAGAAATCGCAATCAAAGGCGCTGCTGCTGCTATGCCAAATGCCGCTCCACAGGCGATTGTCCAGTACACGATTGTGTTTGACACACCTGAACAACAGAGCCGCTGGTACAACTTTGTGCGTTGGTTGCGTAGTAATCCATCAATTGATGGGAATACGACAGCAGAGCGTTTAATGAATTTCATTGACGAACACTGCGAGGTCTAGTGACACGCCAACGACTGTTCCTTGACATGGACTGCGTTGAAGCAGCGCGTGCCCGCATTCGCCATGTCTACGACACCTTTGACACTGTTTGCGTTCAGTTTTCTGGCGGCAAGGATTCAACAGCCGTTCTTTATCTTGCAAAAGAAGTACATGAAGAGCGTGGTCTTGGTCCAGTAAAAGTGATTTTCCGTGACGAAGAAATGGTTAGCCCAAGAACGGTTGAATACATTGAGCGTGTCAGGAACTATGACTGGGTTGATATGGAGTGGTACTGCCTTCCATATGGAACTGAAATTTGGGTTTTGGGACGGCGCCAGTCAGCAATTTTGTGGAGTCAAAAACGCGAACGAGAAGGACGGCTCATCAGGCCAATGCCATCATGGGCAATCAGGGCTGAACATTTTGGGCTAGATGCTTCAAAGCCATTACCAGAATCTGTTGACTACTACACGATGCAGGGCAAGCAGGGAAGCGTTGCCTTTATTACTGGCGTTAGGGCAAACGAGTCAATGATTCGTTATCGCTCTCTGGTGCAAAAGTTGCACGAAAACTACATTGTTACCCCTTATAAAAACAAAAAAGGGATACCCCTTAAGTTTGCAAAAGTGATTTACGACTGGCAAACAAACGATGTGTTTAAGTTTATTTCCGAAGAACATAATGCAGAATATTGCTCTTACTACGATGTTGCAGCAATCACGGATAGCAATAGTCGTGTTGGTATTCCACTCCACTCGGTTGCTATTCGCCGCATTGGCGATGTTGTTGCAACAGAGCCAGAGTTCTACGACAGGCTTGTTGAGGTGTTCCCGTACATTGATGCTCAACGACTTTACTGGTCTTCGGTGGATATAGATTTAATCGTGAACAGGTATGCAAAACTTGGTTTTGATGGAGCGAGTTACTTCATTGACGATTATATGATTGGCGACCACAAAAAACGCCGTGCAAAATCCTATGTTGCCGAGTTCAGGAGAAAGCATCTTGCAGACCCAAAGTCGTACACGATTTATCAATTGATTAGAACAATGTTGATGGGCTCGCTTGGCGCTTCGGTAGCAGCGAGTCCAATAGGACCAAAAACAAAAGTTCACACAATGCGTGAATTGGAACTTGGCGACGATGGTCAAGATATTGACGGAAATTAAAAACAGATAAGGGTGAGGAATTTTATGGAAATTGAATTGGTAGATGTATCGGTGCTCAACAAACCAACTTGGCACGCCACGCATGTGCTTAGACCAGACCTCTTGGTCTTGTCTGGTTCTCTTGCGGACTACGGGTTTATGTCTCCAATCATCGTGCAAAAATCAACAAATACGATTATTGACGGGTACCACAGATGGATGCTGGTCAAAGAGAATAAGCACATGAGCAAAAAATTTGATTGGCTCGTTCCAGTCAAATATGTTGACTGTGATTCGCTGGAAGCCAGAGCGATGCACATGCGTCTCAATCGCGGCAGGGGCGCCCTTGTGGCCCACAAGGTTTCCGACATAATCAGAGAACTGATTGCATCTGGAGCCTATGAGGAACAAGACTTTGACAGGATGCTGTCAATGAAATATGACGAACTTGAGATTCTTATGGACGGAACAATCCTCAAGCGGAAAAAAATCTCTGAACATAAGTACTCCAGGGCATGGGTTCCAATTGAGGCTCCTGCTGGAACTGTTGACTCGCCCAATATTGAGTCTCCTCCAAATTCGGATAGGTAAAATTCAAAACTCTCTAAAAGTGCTACAATCTGGTATCGCTTTTTTGAGGAGTTGCAATGATTTGCTATCTGGATACAGAAATTGGTGGTGACGAAAACGAAGGTCGCGACGAAGGTCGTGCTGGAACCGCTCGCCGACTCATCAACCTTGCTGGAGAAACTGTGGGCCGCCGACGAACTGGTCGCGCCCGTACTGCAACGGCTGCTCAGATTTTGAGCGAATCAGCAGCAGCACGCGCTGCCCGACGACTCCGAGATAGGTTGCGCGCTCGGCGCAATCGGGGATAACTATCCCCACTTCTCCAGACCTTGTGGATGGGGGTTTTTAAATGCTTGTATCAGTTGCTGAACTTAAGACATACATGGACATCTCCCTGTCCCTACGGCAGGAAGACGCTGCCGACATAATTCTGGGTGGATTGCAGAGCGAACTTGAATCTTATTTGCGTCGCCCGATTGAGCCAATTGAGTTTGTTGATGAAGTCCATGTTCTTGAATCCGACCACATAGGTCTGCCAATTGGTTCAACCTTCTACAACGAGGGCTACCAACAGACGGACATTAACCCAAATGGAATTCTTACTTACAGCACTCCACCGCCAACAATCTATTTAAGAAATTCTCCAGTCATTTCAGTCAAGAGCGTTATTGTCGGAAACCTTTCAACCGATGGTCTGCTGCTTGGAGAAGCGATTAAGCGGACATCAACGATTACTCGCGCCGTTGTTACTGGCTCCACTGTTGTTTATACCTCTGCTAACGATTTTACCGTTGGCCAAACTGTTGATATCCAGGGAATGTCGTACGCCGCTTTGAACCTTGACCTCAAAGTCATAACAGCAGTTACACCAACGACATTCACTGTTACTCAAAGTGGACTAACCGCTGGCACATACATCCAGTCGGGTACGGCAGACGCAAGGGGCTCGGACTATACGGTTCGCCGTTTTGGTATTGATTTCTATCGTGGATACGCAAATGACCGCGTAACCATTACCTATACCGCTGGTCTTGATGGCGAAAATATCAAGATGTTTAAGTTGATGATTCTTCGCGCCGCAACAAGAGAAATGCAAAACATGCACGACGATGTTGTCGGTGTTAAAGACCTCAACCCTCGTGGTGTCGCTGTTGCTGAAACTGGGTTCTTGGAAAAAGAACTAATGATGGTGAAACGGTATAGACGAAATAGGATTGCCTAATGCGTAATTTTGATTTACGCCTTGATGTTGACGAATCTGGACTTGAGGGAACAGAAGAAGAACTAAGGGACATGCGCCAAAGAGCGCGTAACCTAAAACCAGTCTTTGAAAAAGCAGGACTTGCTTTACGCAAATATACAAAAAGCAACTATCTGTCAAACGGACTTGAAGTTGGTGGTTGGAGCCCACTGTCTCCGAAGTATGCCGCGTGGAAAGCAACGCGATTCCCAGGTGCTCCACCAATGATACGAACTGGAAGACTTTTTAATTCGGTTGCTGTTGTTGGACCTGAAATTGATGCTCATGACACATGGGCGTCATACTCTGTTGAGGGTGTTGAGTATGCAAAGTTCCATCAATACGGAACAACCAAGATGCCAAAACGACAGATACTTTTTGCACCAGAACTTTGGACAAAAGAAATTGCCGACATGGCCGCAGACTTTGTAGCGAACGGAAATATCTAATATGCCAATCTACGACAATCCGCTAATGCATGGTGCCCAGTTTGCTAAACAATATGTTTCTAATTATTTACAATTAGATATACCGCAACGAGTTGTTAGATATCGCAACGGGTGGGACATAAGCGACACTGAACTTCCATCTCCAGCAAAGTACTTAACATACGAGCCATTGGCGCTTGATGACTGGCCAACAATTATCACAGTGGCAATCAATACTTCTGGATTTGAAAGAATCGCCTATGACGGTCCAGACCCGCTCTACAGAGTTGACTATGTAATGCGCACATATATTTGGTGCAGAGCCCTCGGGTCGGAAGAGGCAACAATTGCCAGAGACAGGCTCACCACTGTTGTTCGTTCAGCCCTGCTTGATTACCCGTGTCTTCAAGCGACAGACCCACGACAGTCATTTCAGGTAATGATTGACGAAGGCTCGTTGCGTGAAGAATTTTCAGACACAACACTTCTTAAGGGCGACAGAGTCATGTCTGGCTCGTACCTTGGCTACACGCTGAGCATTAACGAGGTCGTCACTCGTCAAGATATTGCCGAATTGTCTGAGATTGAACTCAGTGTTAGACAACAAAATCTTTCTGACACCGACCTCCCAACTGCTGATTGGCCTAGTTGACTTCCATAGTCCATTTATTGGGTACAATTGGCTACTGGTTTTAACGATTGGAAACAAAAATGGCACATTTATTCGCATTGCTTGACACTGTGGAAAAACAAACTAATTTTGATAAGCCAAGCAAAATTGTAAAGAATGTAACTCCTGGACCATTCGTCATAGACGAAGATGGTCGCCAAATCCACTCTCGTGGAGTTGCTGCTGTTGATGCAAATTGCAAAATTTGTGAAGCAGGAATCAAGTCTGGGGCATTGGTCGTTATTCGCGAAGTAACATCAAGCAACTCTGCATCAAAAGTAAAACCAAAAGAAAAAGAAGTAGTAAGTGCACCAGTCGTTGAACAAGAAGTTCCAGAAGTTCAAGAGACAGTTGCACCGACTAGTCAGCAATAGTCTGTACAATGGGAGAAATAACACGGCGTTATCTCCCGCGAGGAATTTAGGAAGGTGTCATGCCAGGCGTAAACATCACAACAGCAGTAAGACAAGGTCCATCAGCACCAGCATCAGTTGAAACATCACAGATGTTCGCTGTTGGCTTGGCAGAAAGTGGCCCTGCAGGGGAAGCAACGCTTGTAACAAGCCTTGCAGAATTTGAAGCAGTATACGGTGGCTATGTTTCATATGCCTACCTGCACCCAACAGTTCAAACCTTCTTTGAAGAGGGTGGCACCCGCGCTTACATTTCGCGCGTAGTTGGACCTGCTGCGACAATCGGCGCAATCTCCTTGAACGAGGGCGGCGTTGGCGGAGACAATGTCATGACGATTCGTGCCAATGGTGCTGGCGACTGGAGTGACAATGTCACTGTTCAGGTAACCGCTGGAACCGCAACTGGAACATTTATCATCCTTATCCGCAAAGATGGCAACTTGGTCTACAGCACTGGAAACTGCTCAACAACCGCACAAGCAGTTGGACGCATCAACAGCAGCGCAGCAGCCTCGGCAATCGTTGTAGCAACAGACCTTTTGGCAACTGGTTCACCACAGCCTGAAGTCATGGCAGCGACAGCGCTTAGCGCTGGAAGCGATGACCGCGCTTCAGTTGTTGTTGCCGACTATGTAACAGCATTGAGCGACTTCTTGGATTCATACGGAACTGGTGTTGTTGTTTGTCCAGAGTCAAGCCACACGACGGTTCAGACTGGCCTTGCAAACCATGCCAACAATTACAACCGTCTTGCATTCTTGCATGGTGCCTTTGATGACACGATTGCAGAAACAAAGACTGCTGGATTTGCGCTTTCGGCTGCAGATGTAAACACCGAGCATGTTGCTTACTTTTACCCTTGGGTTTACATCCCAACATCAACGAATGGAATCAACCGTTTGATTCCACCAGTTGGATACGCAGCAGCAAAGCGCGCTATTGCACATGTGCAAACTGGCGCACATCAGCCTGGCGCTGGATTGATTTCAGCAGCACGCTTCGTAAACGGCGTCGCAACTGACATTGACAAGACCAACGGAGACGCAATTGACGATGCTTATGTAAATGCAATCCGTGTTATTAACAACACGGTTCGCATCTACGGAGCACGCAGTATGTCCTCGGATACCGACAACTTCCGCTATATCACAGCGCAAGATGTTGTTAACCAAGTCGTTATTGAAGCCAACCGCTCACTTGAAGACCTGCTCTTCGGCGTGATTGACGGACGCAATACCGTTTTTGCAAGTGTTGAATCAAAACTCTTTGCAATCCTTGAGCCACTCCGTGTCAACGGTGCTTTGTTTGAAGCATTTGACGCAACTGGAAAGCGGATTGACTTCGGTTATACCGTAAAGTGCGACTCAACGCTGAACCCAACTTCGCAACTTGCAACTGGCCTTGTTAAGGCTCGCGTAGGATTGCGTGTATCAAGTGTCGGCGACAAAATTGAAGTTGACATCATCAAGTCAAACCTGACTAAGTCAGTCGTCTGAGCCACGGAGGAATAAGACATGGCAAAGGTATCCCAAAGGCAAGTAATCGCACGGATTGCTCCACACAATTCGGCAAACATTCTTGAAACTAAACCACCAAAGTGGGAAGCATTCAAGTTCGCTCAGGTATCTGGTGGAGAAATCACTGCTTCAGTAGAAAAAATCTACGAAGGTGGCGCTTCGTCACCAACGGTTCTTTGTGCTCCATTTGACATTGGCGACATTACACTCACCGCTCACTACGACTTTGAAAAAGAAGGCGTTTTGACCGATGACAAGAACTATGTTGACAAGAAGTTGGCAATCCTCCGCACGATGGTGGGCAAGGCTTACTACGACATCACGGTTGAAGTATTCAACTGCGACCTCAAGGTTCCTGGTCTTGACCGCATCTACTCCAAGTCACTCCTTGTTGGTTTGACCGAGCCAGACGGCGACTCGTCATCTGGTGCACCTTCAACATTTGCTTTGACCTTCTCGGTCTCAAATGTTGCAAGCCAAATCAACCAATAAATATACGCTTTTAGCGCAACTGTTGACAGGCTCACTATTGGTCCTGTGCTAGTTTGTCGGCTATGACAAATTCAGAACTTTATTCAGAGCAAACACCAGAACAGCCAGCGAAGAAGGCTGTCCCAGCAAAGAGCGCGAAAGAACAGACTGTTCTTGACCAGTTGACCGCTGCAATTAAGAAAAAAGTTGAGCGACCAACAGTTCACCTTGAAGTTCCAGAACGACCTGGCGTCAAGTTGATTATCAGTCCAAACATCTCACAGCAACAACTTCGCTCATGGCGCCGCAACGCTGGTGAAGACACCAAGAATGGTTTGGATTCATTGAAGTTCGCATGTGCAGTAGTGGGTCACACTACAACTGGCATCATCTTTGGCGACGAAGAAGTGTTTGACGATTCAGGCAATCCTTTGACATTTGCATCCGACCTCATCATGGAGATGACAGAAACAACTCGTCCACACCCAGATTGCGTTCGCGCATTCTTTGGTGTTGACCCGCACACAGAAGGTGCAGCGCTTGCAATTCTTGAAGCCGCTGGATATTCGGATACGGTGGACACCGTGGACCCTACGAAGGAATCTTCAGCGAACTAGTTGAAGATTCCACAATCGTAAACGCCGCTCGTCTCGGCGAATTGTGGGGGACAAGTCCAATAGAATTGCTCAATTACACCCAAGAGCAATGGATGATAATGATGGCATGTGCTAAAGTTATATCTAACGACCGCGAGCGAGAACGGCGCGAAAGAGACAAGTAGCACTCCACTCGGCCCGCCCTATTAGAGAAAATCTAAATATGGCTGACCAAAACCCATCTATTAAAATCAGTTCGCGGGCTGACACTGGGGCGATACTAAGAACAATTGGTAGCGTCAAAGGTCTAAGGCGCGAAATAAAAGGGCTGTCCAAGGACATGCTTCTTAATGCTGCTGCATCAAAATTGATGGGTAGTTCTATGGGTGGTGCTGGCAAGCAGACCGATAGATGGAAAAAGGTTATTGACTCAACCGACAAAGTGATTCGCAAAATGGGCGCAATGACAATGAAGGGTCTTGTGTCAATGCTCAAAATTGCAACAATGCAAATGGCCGCTCTTGGCGCAGCAATGGTTGTCACCCACGGTGCATTTATTCTTGGAAGATTTGCAGTCAAAGCGTATCAAGTCGCCATGCAGGGGATGGCTGGAGCGGCTGCTGGACTAACTACGGCAGTTGCAATTGCTTCAGCGGCGGTTCGCGAACAGCAGGCAGCGATGTACGCATACAAGACCAAGACCGCAAAAGAGTTTGGCAGTGGACTAAACCAAACCAGAATGGTGATGCGTAACCTGACGATGGACGCAGACCTCGCAAGTCTTGGAATGGAAAACCTGAATAAGGCATTTGCCACGGTTTCAAAGAATCAAAATGTGTCCTTCAATGCAACAAGCCAAAAGTATCTAAAAGGATTGATGGACTTTGCTTCTGCTGGTCAACCACTTGAACAGGGCGTAGAAAAAGCAGCGGAACTTGTAGCGACATTACAGGATTCAAAGAAATCTTACGCTCAGGTTAAAGCCTCAGCAAAAGAACTTGGGCCAGCAATGGTTGAGGCAATCAAGCAGGCCGACAAGCAGGGAATCAATACCAAAGAAAAATTTATTGCCGCAATGAATAGCGGAAAGTTGTCTGCACTTGGCGGTGTAACTGGGCAATTTGACGCAATCAACTCAACGCTATTTTCTCAATTTAAAAAATATTTCACCATGCTAAGAGGAAATCTTGCTGACTTTGGTCAAGGATTTTTAGGTGATACAAAAGTCGCTCTTGAGACGATGTACAAGGCTGTTGACAAGGCACTAAGAACCACTTCTGGGAGCGTTGCCGCGTGGGGTAAAAATGGCGGTCTTCTTGGTGCGCTTACATCTGGAGTTGAAAAACTTTCAAACTTCTATGTAAAACTAATTAGAGATTACTTGCCAAAATCCGTTGGGATGTTTAAGCGTCTTGGGGAGTGGTGGTACAACTTCAAGGCTGGGTTTAAGGAAATAGCATACAACCTCAAGCCATTGATTGAAGGCGCAAAAGTTCTTGAGAAGTTGTTCGCAGCAATGTTCAAACCAGTTTGGAGAGAAATTAAAGCAGCAACAACTGGCCTTAACTCAATGCTGCAAAAGCAGGGCAGCCAATTTGAGAGATTCGGCAAAGCAGTTGGAGAACTGATTGGCACATTTATTAAGTTCTTCAGCAAAGTTGGCGACGGACTTGGAGAAACGCTTGGAAAATTCACAAGCGTAATTGAGACCCTGACCGACGCACTTCAAATGCTTTACGATGTATTTGGCGGAATGCAAAAGATGTTCGGCACGCAAGGTGCGTTTATCGCCGCGATGGCTATGGGCCGAAGCATGAAGACAAACTTTGGTGGATACATCAGAGAAAAAACCCAGTACATGAATGTTGACGCTGGAACGGTCAATATTAAAGGCGCAGCAATTGGGGCGGCAAAAGGATTTATGACTGGCGGACCACATGGCGCAGCCGCTGGAGCGCTAGGTGGCAGTGGTTTGCTTGGTCGCGCTGGTCCTCTCGCTGGAACTATTGCTGGCGGAACAGGTGGTCTGTTCTCGGCTCGTGGACTTTACAACAACTTCTCCAACAACGGGCTAAGAGGTGGACTGGGAAGTTTGCGCCAAGGCGCTGTTTCTTCCATCAAGGGGATTCCAGCAAGCGTAAGAGCATCAATTAACGGACGCCTTAGTACTGCAACAAGTGGCATTTACGACTCATACAAGATGGGCGGACTGCAAAGCGCAAGACAACATTTTGCTGGTCTAACAAGACTGAGAATGCAAGGTTTGTCGCAAACTGGTCCTGGTTTTGGTTCAATGCTTGGAAGGTTCCCGACCCTTCCAGGAGTTGGTCCAGGTCCGAGTTCTGCTCCATCAATTCCAGGTATTCCCACAATGGGTGGCGGACCATCTGGTGGTGGCAGTGGTGGAAATAAATGGAAATACGGGAGTACAACAAAAATTCCAGGCAGCCAAGTAACTGGTTGGCGAAAGATGACTGGACGAATGTTTAGAGAATCTCGTCAAAGAGCAAACGATAAAGCGGTAAATAAAAAAGGCCTAATGGGCGGAGGAATGGGTTCCTTTGGCGTCTCAATGGGACTCAATTATCTTGCTGGCAAAGCATCACCAGAACTGCAGGGTGGACTGAACGCTGCATCAATGGCCGCTATGTTTAATCCAAAACTTGGTTTGGGAATTGCTGGCGGCACATTGGCTTTGCGAAGTGGCAATACTGCAGTCGCCGCAGGTGGAGGCGCGCTTGGTGGCGCAATGCTCGGTGCCAAACTTGGTGGTGCACCAGGAGCGGTAGTCGGCGCTGCACTCGGTGTTGCAATGGGAGCAATCATGGCCCCAATCAACAAAGCACGCGCTGAATCTAAAAAGATTAAAGCCTCCGTAGATGATGTGATGGATAACATCGTTAATAACTTCATGGTCAAAGCAGCCCTTCTGACACGAACTGGAACTGGTGAATCAGAGAACCTTAAGGCGATGAAAGACTTCGCTTCGCAGGCGCGCGGCAGGGCAACCGACCTGAACAAGCGTGGAAAGGCTCAGACGAAAGTCGGCAACCGACGCGGTATTGGAAACACCATGCTTATTGGCGCTGGTGTTGGCGCTGCTAGTGGTGCGGCAATAGGTGCTGCAATTGGCTCAATCCTTCCAGTCGCTGGAACGATTGCTGGAGCAGCAATTGGCGGTGTTCTCGGTGGAATAACTGGAGCGGCTGCTGGGGTTCTCACATTCGGCGCAAAACAAATGTTTGACTTCTTTGGCAAAAAACAAAAAGACGCCGCAACAAGGAAGTCTCAAAAATCAGAACTCGTAAATATGTTGCAAAGTGGTCTTATCTCGCAGGCACAATACGACGAGTACAACAAGAACGATAATACGCGAGGAACTGCCCTTAAGCGATTTGCTGATAGAAGCGATGCACAGGCAACTGCTGCACAAAGACTAAATACCGTTTACGAACGACGCACCAAAGTCATTGAAGATATGACAGGAATGAGCGGCAAGGAAATTGACCGCCTAGCAATGTCATTGGGCGTGAATCTGTACGACGCAACAAAAGACTTTAACGAGGTTCTGGTGGAACTTGGTTTGACTGTTGTCAAGACAGCAGAACAAATCAACATGGACCTCAATCAAGCAATGGTTAATAATCTCACGGTATTTGATGAGGTTGTAAAGCGCCAAAAAGCGCCATTGATTCTTGACGAAGCGGCAAAGGCATTCTCAATGAATAGGCGAGCCTCTGGTGGTGGACCAGTTGACATGGAGGACCTCGGCTCTTTCATGAAGACTGCTGCAGAGCAGATGAATATCATTAGTGGTGGCGACACCATGAAGACCTACTTTGAACTGCGCAGGCAGTTTGGCGAAGGCGGGCAGGCCTACTCCCAAAAGGGCGGACCTCTTGAGGGTATGGGCGCAGACATTTATGCAACTGGAAGCGCCTCGCGTGTAGCGATGAATGATTTCTTCGGCAAGCAAGACCAAGCAATGCAGGGTGCGCTAAAGGGCCAATTCACCGCAAAAATGGCCGAACAAGGAATTATGCTTGGGGCAGGCGGCGTGCAGAGTATTGCAGACCAATTCAAGGGTCTTGACCTTGACTCCCAGCAAAGATTTGCCACTGCGCTTAGCAGCGGTGAACTTTTCAACACCCAGGGAAGCATATCTTCCGCCCTTTCCAGTTACGGAATATCAATCAATCAACAGGATGTCAAAACGCTTAATACTGAAGATAAGGCTTTCTATTTGGCTGACCTAACCGAAAAGCAGGCCTTGGTCGCAGACGAACAGCGCAAACTTATTGAGGAACAACGGGCTTTCTACAGTCCTGAATCTTCGCAGCGCCCAGAATGGTGGAGCAAAGAAGCCCTCACGGAAGTGTTTAAGGCTGCTGGCATTGATGACACATTTACTCCGCGAGGCAAAGGAATTGGCGATACAACATCTTCACGACTTGTGCAGACACTATCTCGCCATAGCATGATGAATGCTGGTATTGCTGGAAAACGAAACATTACATCGTCATACAGAACAACTGGTCTTGGCTCAATCAACTCTGACCATGTGACTGGTCGTGCTTACGACCTAGTCGGCAATCAACTTGGTATGTATAAGACAACAGTTGAACGAAATGGCGGATTTGCTGAATTCCACGGTGGCTCACAAAACCGTCACCTTCATGTGGTCCCAGGCCCAATGGGTGATACATCAGTTCCATCCATGAGCCGACCTATCGTGCAACAAGTAAATTCAAATGATTCTGCTCGTAGCGGTGGAAATACAATTAACATCAATGTCAGTGGTGGAAATACCGAACAAATTGTTCAGCAAGTAAAAGCACACCTTGACAGAATGAATCGCGAAGAAATGTACAGGAGATAGTCATGGCATATCAGGGCCAGACCATAAATATCGGTGGTTTCACTTATTTGGAAACAGACTATGTCATTACAAATTTCAACGAGGAAAACAGAAAAATTTACGGTGATAAACCAAAAGTTTTTGTAAGAAGCAACGATTTAACAACCAATTATGTTATTGGTATTAAAGATAAAGTTTTAACAGCAGAAGTAGTCAACAAAAATACGGTAGACCCAAAATGTTCTGTCTCTGGAACCAAGGTGACTGGCAAAGATGGGCGGCGAGATGTTGATGATGTTGTTTATACGGCAACTCCAGTATTCAAGGCAAGGGGCTTAATAAAGGCTGGGCCACTTGCTACGACATATGCAGAATACAAATTAGGTGAAGAAAAACTTACAAATATATCTTTGCAAGATTTGCTCAATAGGTTTAATGCATACCTAGCAAGCGGCGCCAGGGGTAGTTACGATTCTGGACTAGCACTCTGGTTTAAGGCACCTGGGCGCTCTGATAATAAATTTCAATTATTGCAAACTCGCGACGATGTTGTAAGAGCCTATCAATCGCATTTTATGCACGAAGATGAATTGAATAGGCAAGCGGTTACATCAATAACTGGAGCAACTGGAACTGCATTTTATTCTGCTGGAAATGGTGGCTATGTAGGAGAAGGCCAAGGCTTGTGGAGTATGTATAAAAAGCGCGGTCTCAGCGATGATGCAATCAGACGCGAACTGCTTGATATGGGTTATACGCAGGCTCAAATAAATATTGCTCGCAATCAGGCGTCAGTTGTATCGCTGCAATCGCCAGGGGATGATGCAAATAGCGGCGCTGGCGGCGTTGGCGGCGGCGCTGGCGGTTCAGGTGGCGGCAGCGGCTCAGGAGGCGGAAACGGTTCTGGGGGCAGACAGGGAACAGTTGACAACGGGCTATTTGAGTATATCCCTGGAGTCGTCTCAAGTATACAGATTCAAAGAAGTCGTAACATATTTGCAGACAATTTAACATCTGACAGAATCTACAAACAAGCAGATGATGCTTCTGACTTCATGCTTGAACCACAAATGTTTCAAATTTATGCAACTAGTTCAACGACTGGAACCACAAACTATAGATACAACAGATTTGTATTTGAACAAAAACCAAATGAAGTTCAATATGCTGGCCTTGGAGGCGAGTGGGTAAGTGTTGACAGAAATGGCGGATTTTCTTTTGTTGACTGGAAAAAATTTCAATTATTAACTATGTCTTTTTCTTTTGTCATTGCGAACGAGGATGATGGGCTATTGACTCATGTTGAAAAGAAAATTGAAACTTTGCGTAGGATTGCGCAAACTCCCTACCCAATTACATTTTACAATTTTGACGATATGTTTACCTCCCAATTCAGATACGACACTGGGAATACACCTCGTGGAATCCAATTTGTTATAACAGATTTGTCAATTACGGCGCAACGACGAAATTCACTGATGCAAATTACTCGGGCACAGGCAAATATTACGGTTCAAGAGTTTCCTATGGAAAAACAAGATTTAATATCAATGCCAAAACTTGTGCATACTCCTCCAAGAATTCCTGGACAACCAACCCCCGAGACAGAACCGAGTCAGCAACTAATCAGTGAAAATCTTTCAACTGGATTTATTGACGATAAATGGCTTAACCCACCTCCGACGGAACCAGTAGTGGAGCCATAATTTATGCCATCTGGTCCATCTAATTCAAGTATTACGGTTGAGTCTCCCGACATAGCAGAATTGTCGTATGACGACATCGTTGCTAATCAACCCAGGTACGAATTGCAAGGTTCTGAAAGACTAGTTCCTTTAATTTTTGTTTATCCAGAAAAATCTTTTGTTACGACTCTGCATAACAACATTTTGTCACTAAAAGTCAGTTTTACGCTTGATAGTGCTTCTGCATTGACATTTGATGTAGTTGACCCAGGTTTTGAAATGGCGCAAAGAAATTACTTTCAAGTCGGTCAAACTGTAATTTACAAAAGTCAAAATATCCGCAATGTAAGCAGAACATCAATTGGCTTGGCCCCAGAATATTGGGGTTACCCGTTTGAAATCGCCGATGTCACATACGAGCAGTCAAATGGTGCTTCGCCGATAGTGAGAATTCAGGCCTACACGAAAGCAATACAGCAAATGAAGAGGGACAGAAAACCAGGTGTAATAACTGGAACCAGTACTTCATTTGTTGAAAATGCAGCACGAAAATATGGCCTTGATTTTGTTGGCCAGCAGACAACAAAGACGGCAAACATAACCACCGCTTCAGGTGACAAGCAAGCAGATTCTGTTTGGGATGTAATAAAAAGAATTGCTGGAGAAAATAAATTTGTTGTTTTTGAAGCAGATGGAACGCTTTACTTCGGAAGCCAGAAATGGCTTTTACATAAATGGGGCCTTGAAGAATATACCGTTCAAAAATGGGTGCCTAAGCAAAGAAAAAATGTTGACGAGACAAGGTATCACTCGTATCTGACATACCCATCAACGGTTGACAATCTTACTGGGGTTGCCTATGACACATTCAAGTTGTTGCAACTCCCAACCATGCACAAGGCAGAAAACGACCCACATGAGACTGACGGCTCCTGCATTGTTGAGCGGACGAACGGCGTAAGACTGCGCCCTGGCATGACTGCATTTGTTGGGAATGTACCGTTCCTGAACGGCAATTACCTAATCACATCGGTTGATTATGAGGAGATGAGTCCAGACCCAGTAAGCGTGCAGTTTAGGACTCCTGAATTGACAGACAAGGAAATTAAACAAATCAAACAAATTGATGTTGGTGTAATATATCCAGGAGCAATTGAGTTCCCGTCGTCATTTAATAATATTGCACTTTCTGGGTCTTTTAATACTGCTGGCTCACAGCAATCAAACACCACTAGACAGTAACTGGAGGATTTATGCAAAACGATATTCACCGCGGCAGGGCAGTCTCGTATGCGGCAAGCCTTAACGGCGTTTTCGTTGGGACTGTTGTTTCCGCTTCCAGCGGCCTGCCTTCAATCAGAATAAGTGCGCTTGGGGACATTGTTTACAAGGATGTTCAATTTGTTGGCCGAACTGAAACCTACGCTCTTTCCGCTGGGGACGAAGTTCTTTGCACATTTGTAGACAACTCAACGGAGAGAATATTCATAATTGGTGCAGTCTCTAAAAAACAGGATGTATTCGTAAGCCAGGCTGATTTTGATGCACTTGAACTTCGCGTTCAAGCGCTAGAGGCATAGCAAGCGTTGTGAGATAATTGATTTGGTGAATTTATGGACATACTAAAATTTCCTTTATCGTTTGACAATGACGGCAGCATTTCAAAACTGCGTCAAAATTCAGACGGTTATTTTAAGCAGTTGATTAGTTTCTGCATTTTGACTGAGCCAGCGTCATTGCCGCTGACTCCAGACTTTGGCGTATATGACCCAACTTTCTCTAAAGTGTCTCCAGAAAAACTTGCCCTATCGGCTTCAAAATTTATTCCAGAAGTGCAAATCCAATCACTTGGTGGAACAATAAGTTCAGATGACGGAACAATTTCTGTTAAATTCATTTACAACAGGTAGGAACAAAAATGCCAATTGATTTCACTCAATATATTGACTTGCGGCCACTTGATGTCCAGCCTGCAGATATTTATTTGGACTCAATCGCTGTTGCGCGTGCCGTCCTGCCAGACTTCTCGCTAAGAGTTGGAACACCAGAAGATGCAATGTTCCAGGCAATCTCATACATGACAGCACTAAATGTTGGCGCAATAAATAGAATCCCAAACTCATTGATGATGGGCATCACAAAGATGATTGGCGCTCCAGTTCATGAGGGAACTCGCGCCACCCTAACTGCTGAAATTACTGCAATTTCAACAAACGGAACAACCATCCCATCAGGCACCATCCTCGCTCAAGAGGTGGTTCAGAATGAGCAAGTTGTTCAATATTTGTACTACACGGACGATGTATTGGTAATCAATGCGGTTGGTATAGATGACCCTCTGCCAACTGGGACCGTATCGTGCACATCAGTCACA